ATTTTGCCATGCGGGTGTATTTCCAACCTTGTCTGCATTTGTAAGCAAATATTTGCCATCGTTCATGGAAGCATATGCTGCTGCCAATCCGGTCATATCATCATTGAATAATCCCATTGGGGAAACCTACTGAAATTTATCAATAGTATTTATAGATCTCCTGCCTTACGATTCTCAGATTGATGCACATTAAACTCACCACCGGGATATCTTTTCTTTAACTTTTCTACATTCATTTCAATTATCTCATCAAATGAAGTATCAAGTGCCATGCAAGCCTGTGCAATATACCAACAGATGTCACCAAGTTCTCTCTTCATATGAAAGACATTATCTTCATTGTATGGTTTACCCTGCAGTATGATCTTCTTTACAATCTCAGTAAACTCACCTGACTCTGCTGTAAGACCAAGAGCAGCAGTCAATAGTTGTGAAAGATTACAATCATCTTCTAACTCAAGTTTGTTCATACGAGTCAGAAGTGCTGCATAGTCTAAACTTTCTGTGCTTGTTACACCATACACAAAGTCTACGTATTTTTCAGTATCTACAGTCATAATACATTACCAATTTTTGAGATTTTATATTCTTCATATAATTTGCTAACGGCTTTTTTCACCAAATCACTATAAGTAATACAAAATTCGTCCATAAGAGTTTCTTCCATTTTATAAAACTTCTCTACTTCACGTTTTTTGTAAGTTACATGTCGTTGATTTGTTAAAGGCCTTTTTGGATTACTAGATAGTGTCATTAGAATTTAAAGTCGCCAAATGTTTTTTTAAATTTTGATTTGTCTTCATCATACTCTGTTTCTTGTCCATTGTCAATGATATCTTCTTGTGCTTTCTGTTCACAATC